CAAATCTACGAAAACTCTCAATGTTGTCGGAATTGGAAACTCAAATCCTTTTATCTCTTTCCTCATTATTTCTCCTGGTATTACATTTACGTCAGCTGTTGGCATGATTGGCATACGTGTATCCGGATCATGACCTCCATTTCCCCACCCGACATGAGTGATTGGAGGCAACGGGGCAATACCTGCATGAGCCTTAGCAAATTTTTCTCTAGCTTTTATTGTTGTTACTGTGTTCGCCATTTTTCTCACCTGCTTTCTCTATTTCAATCACTTTTCCGTTTTTAATTAATCGAATGTTCGATTTTACAGATATTTTATTTATCAACTAAACAGCTACCTCCTCTACAACTGCATTTTGTTTTTTAACACGAAACAGGCCTTTGTTGTTAAGTAAAGTCTGATTGAGTGAAATGTTCCCATTCAAATTTTGTCCACCATTTAACGTATATACGCCAGACACGTTTCGACTCATGCTCGTCACTTGCACTCGTTGTGTTACATCGTTACTCGCTACAATTCGCTGACGCTGTTTCGTTTTCGCTTCTTGCTTCACTGTTATTCGCGCTGTTTGTAAATCATGCTGTAAGAGCAATTCGCCATTTAACATGTACACTCCGTCAAGAACAGGGACTATGCTAACTTCGTGCACGCCAAAATCATGTGCAACTTTCATTATTAACCTAGCAGTAGTTAAACATTGAGGTCCATCTGTTTGGATGTAGCTATTTAAGAAAGCCTCTCCGTCTAACTTATAATTGCCATCAAGATAGACATTTTCTAGTCCGATATCCGTGCCTAATCCAGCTAAAACCCATGGATTCAATTTTGTATATATTCGAATCCGTTCATCTACTTTATTGCTAGTTGACCTCTTTGTAGATACTTTTGTTTGAAAAAGTATCTTTTCTAGTTGCGATCTTTTATTTTTTGTCGCATCAAGCAATCTTTTTAAACGCGGTTTATCAAAAGATAAAAAATCATCATCTAAGTCAAGTTGTATTAAAAACTTGTAAGGATCACCTCCGTATTCAAACCACTCAATCGTTTTTGCTCTTGGAAATATAACCGATATAACTTGCTCAACAGCCCAGGGTGTTCCTTTTTTTCTATGCCACGCAACAGACTGACGCACGAGATTCATCTTCTGCGTAAACGGAATATTTGAGTCATAAAAATCCACATGTTTTTCATACGCAATGTGATCTAAAAGCTGCTCCGGAATTTTATCCAAATCATAAAAATTTGATAAAATTTCAGCCTCACGATACATTTCTTTCATTTCCGTTTCAAAAGCTTCGCCAAGCGCAACGACAAAATCATCGTTTCGTAAACTATCAGGTAACAACAAGGGGATAGAATAATCCCTCAAACTATTCATCCGTGAGACCTCCAAACGAAAAGTTCACAATGTTTTCTTTTGCAACTTGGTGCTTCTCAATTTTTTTATACATCGGGGAATTGACAGTCACTCTGTATGCTCCTGCTTTTTTGAGACGTGCGATTAACTCCGATAAATCTACATCGCGTCCAAGCTTCTCTTTTTGCCAACGCAAATACCCTTGAAATGCTTCATTCACATTTTGTTGAATGGAATTAGCCATGCCGGCATTCGAATATAAAATGTAGTACTCAACGTCTATGTCATATGTGACAATCTCCGGCTGATTGACAATCACGTAATCAGTCAACGGTCGTACCTTCTTGTCTGAACATACCGATAAAACTTGTTCTAAAATTTCTTCCGATGGCAATTCCCCGTTAGCTAATAGCACACGAATATCAACAACGCCAGGCGATAGGTTGAGAACAACTACATCAACAATTTCTTGATGCGCTGTTTTTGCCCAGTATTCATATGCTTCTTCTGGTCCTGCGACTGAGAAAGACTCAGGCGCTATATGAATTCTATGAGCATATGAATCATCATCTTCAACTTCTGCCCCACCATCGCTCGTTGTAATATTCCGAACTTCTTTCACCCACGGGATAGGATCAACTAATGTTGTGATTTCTCCTGGTAAATATCCGTTACCGACTTTTCCATTTTCTAAGCATGTTGCCCCGATGTGTACAGTATGTTGGCCTTTAGGAACAATACACGTTTCATCTGTTGCAAAAAATGTGCTTTCACCAACTAAAAAACGCGTCCCTTTAGGAATCACTAAAGTATCGACGCGCTCTTCTTCAAGAATGAATTCCATCATAGTTTTTGCCGGTTTTAGCTTTCAAACGATGTACTTGAAAATCTTCTCCCTTATGATCTAGAAACTCACCATCAGCATATGATAGTAGATTTTGCTTCAATGCATAGTCTAAGTTGTTTCTTTCTTGAACAATGTACAGTACTAAAGCTTGAAGAAACTTTCTTCTCGGGTCAGCATTTGAAAGTTTTATTCCTGTCTTTTTCTCTATATACGACAACATGTCTCTTTCAATATCTTCAGGGCTTTTTTTCAAAAAATGAATATCTGGCAAATTAAATCGATTCATGTACAGACACCCTTACTATCGGTTTTAGCACTCCGTTCATGTGATCTTCCTCGAAAAAAATTTCTTCTACGATTGCCCTTGGTTCGTTTTCTTGAATTGCCTGAACAATCTTAGATGCGCTCATTGCTTTTGCAACATCGATGGGTAAATCTAAATCTGGATTCCAACCAAATCCCCGATCCATAGGGCAACTGTACATCATTGTCGAGAGAATAAATGCGACATTTTGCAAAACTTCTTGCACTCCTGTCGCATCAAAAATTATTTCATGAACAGGTCTTATTTCATGCATGTTCACTTCACTCCAGACCTAACATATTCTTTTAATTCTAACTCTACTTCCGCAACAATGATATTTCCTCTGTTGTCTACAATTTTGTATTCTTCGCTCATTTTTTGAATTGAAAAATAATGCTTAGAAATTGGTTTCCCTCCTAAAATGAACGGGGCCGCTTTTCCTTGATCACGCATATTCCTCAGCTTCTCAAGCTGTTTCGTTGGATTTATTCCAAATTCCGCTTTCAAAAGCACTACGAACGTAATTTCGTCTAGTCCTGGACCATTGAATTCTGACTTTGGTTTCCCTCCAATGATGTCGTGATCGTGCCATCTTGCCTCTCCAGCCCGTTTAAAATCATAAAAAGTCTGTATTTTTTATCTGTCACTTCAAATACAACGTCACCGAAAGCGCCAATCATGATACCACCCTGCCTTTATCTATTCGGAGGTGAAGTTGAGCCATGAGGACACGAATGTATATGATTCTTTAACGAAATTCCGTCTGCAATTACATCTCCACTTACATATATATTCCCAGTCACATGCACGTGACCCGTGCTTTTATTTTAATCGGTCCTACACAATTAATATCTAATGTCTTCGATTTTGAATCGTACTCGATTGTTGTGCCGTCCTCAAACTGCATGTGTCGCTTATACTCAACATTTACAGGAGGCGGCGACTGCTTTGAATAGATAGACCCAACGATATACCCACTTTTTTGTTTTGTAAAAATACATAGTACGTGTTCACCGACTTTCGGCATCCAATAGTCCTTATTATTTAATGACCCTCTTACAACCACTTGTAGCTCTGCGGAAATTAAATCATCTGCATCTTCAAATTTTACCCTAGCTGTGCATTTATTCGGATATACTGAAGTCACAATACCGATTTTTTCAAACATTTCAATACCCCTCTAAACATTTTCGCAGTGACAAATCTACCCCATCTTGTGAGTATACAGCTTTCGTAATAATGTATTTGCCGTCAAATTTCCCGAAGTCTTTTAAGGACAATGTCATCCCTGCATCTAAATGTATATCTGTAACAATGTGCAAATTGACAGTTGTTGCTTCTTTATTTGCCTCCCTTAGCTTTTTCTTCGCTAGACGCAATGCCTCAGCAACAGATTTTACTTCTTCTGTAACAACCAGAGTGCGGCCTACCTTTGGTACTTTCGGCGGCGTAAAAGTTACTTTTATCGTTTTTTTCTTTTTTGAGTTCGTGGTACTGCACACGACACGCCTTATATGTTCCGCTCAACGTTGTTTTTGCCGCCCAACTCTTCACAAATATTTTCTCATCCCCAAATCGTTTAATCGTTGCAAATGCCGCCTTCTTTTCATAGTCCTCTTCATCTAAGATAACAATTGAACGATTAGAGATTTTTAAACACAATCCTTCATCTCTACATAAGCGATATAAAAACATTAAATCTGTTTCATTTTCCTGTTCATATCTATCCTTCTTAGGATTGTCGCTCACTTCAAAATATAGCTTCAATTTATTTGCTTTCGCGATATCACCCGCTACCATCTTTAGCGTTGTTTTTTCCCACGCCTTCGACTTATATTCCCCACGTATCGACGATGATTCGGGTACCGCCAACGCTTTGATTGTCACTTGCGATGGACTTCCGCTTACTTCAATCTCATCCACCTCAAACTTTCCTAGCTTTGTTTTTACTATTTGTTTATTCCAATTCTTTCTACAAATCGTCACCTCTATAATGGATCCTTTACTCGGAAACCAATCACTCAGCCATTTATTTTCAATATCTTCTAAAACTATTTGTACATCGTCAACTTCACCGCTTAAATTATCTGTGTACGTCCAATCCACCAAATGTGTCTCCAATTGAGAAGTGATATTTTGTTTATTGTATAAAATTTCTAAATATGTTTTTCTAGCATCAATCATAATTCATCATCCTCGCCAAGCCACGCTGGTCTTTTTGTCATAATTGACGTAGTGATATCTGGGATATTTATTTTCAATCCGCTCGGAAAAATCACGATATGTCTGTATTTTTTATTTGCCTCTAATAAAAAAGGGAGCGAATACTCACTCCCGAGTGTTTCATATGCAATTTTATCCCAAGTGTCACCTTGAACAGTTATATACGTTCTACCCATCATAACTCACCCTTCTATTTCTCGTTTCCGGAAGCTTGATGTTATTGATGCGCGCTTCAAGCTTATTGAGAGCTGATATGACACGTTGCCCAGCTGTCTGAATGCCGTTTAGTGAAGCCATCCATCCACAAGCTTGACCTGTATACATCGTTAAGAGCGAAAAATTATTAGAGGCTTTTTTAATATTGTTAGATAATTCAAATGATGCGCCTGCTATTTTGCCGCTCGCCATCCCAGCATATTGAGTAAGTAAAGTAAAATTATGCGCCGCTCGATTAATATGCATAGCCATTTCTTGTTTAGCTTTAGATAAATAGGCTGTATTGTTCTGATTAGCAACATGATGTGCTCTTGCAGTGCTTGAATTTCGTACGGCATCTACTCCTTTTCCACCTAACCATCGTCCTGCCGCATATCCAACTAATCCACCAAGTACTCCTCCCACAGCTGTTCCGATACCCGGAGCAATAGCAGTACCAATTGCTGCGCCAAGTTTAGCGCCACCTATACTGCCAGCGATCCCCGTTCCCGATTGAACAATTGCTTTTGTTTTATCTTGTGCCTTATAAATGCTGTAGGCTTCTGCAGCAACAGCTAACGGGAGAGCAGCTTTACTTAAAACCTTTCCGGTTGACGCAAGTGCTTTAGACATTTTACTAACGCTTTTCGCTTGGGCAGCAACAGGAGCGTTTGACACTAACGATAAGTTATTCACCTTCGCTCTTTCGGCTAGTGATATGACATTTGACGACTTAGATACCTCTTTCGCTACTTTTGTTGTTGTCGTTGTGCTGCTTGGTGGCGAACTTTTTGCCTTCGCCCTCTCGGCTAGTGATATGACATTCTTATTCCTTTGCGCGTTCGTTATAAGCGCTTGTGTATTTTTCATCGCCTGTTGAGCTTGAAAGACAGCCGCGTTTCCTTTCATTTTGCTGAAAAACTTCGCGCCACCAGCAAGTGAAAGGCGAGCGCTATCAATAACAAATTTCAATCCTAACCATCCCATACGCGCAGCAATTAATCCTGTGGCTGACGCAACTACCAATTTTGTTACATTAGGATATTGCTTGGCGAACTCAGATGCACTTCGAGATATATCAGCCATACTTTTGAATATCTCATTTAACGTCGGTAATACAGTATCTCCAACATTTACTGCAAACTCATTCATTGAATTTTTTAATTTTTGTAACTCAGCATACGATGTTTTGTTCCTTGCTTCAAATTCACGATCAAGTGACCCTTTCGCTGCTTGATCATTAACAAGTTTCAGTTGCTTTTTATATTCATTGATACCATTTGCTAAAGTAGCGACATCGTCACCGTATTCTTTGCCAAACAATCCCACAGTAACAGCTGTTTTTCCTCGTCACTCAACTTATTGATTCTCTCTAATACATCTATAATCGTTCCTTGTGCATCTTTAGCCATTCCTTTTGTTACTTGCTTAGCTGTTAGTCCTAGTTTTTTTTAAGGCATTCTGATATCTCTTCGGCTGTTCAGATGCAAGCGAAAGTTCACGCATAAGCGCAACCGTTGCAGTTCCTGCTACTTCTTCCGATTTTCCAAGTGACAAAAATGTACTAGCTAATGCAGCTAATTGTTTCTCTGTCATATTTACATCTTTGGCTTGTCCGCCAGCACGTTGCATAACCTCGATAATGCTACGACCACTCGAAAGTGTTTTATCGTCTAAATAGTTAATGACCTCTCCTAACTTACTGATATCCTGATAAGGTATTTTGAAAATATTCGCTAGTTTTCCCATGGAGGTTCCGATTTCTTCCGGCGCCATTTCGAACGCCTCGCCCATTTTCGCAACTTCTTTTGTAAATTGCACAAGTTGCTCTTTTGGTACGCCCATTTTAGCCGAAAATGCCATAAGTTGAGCAATCTCAGCGTTTGGAACACCCATTTCTCTACCCATTTTTGAAAATTTCTTCACGCATCTCATAGTACACTTTTGTCAAGTTCCCAGCATGATCGCGCGCACCATCAACTTGCTTGGCAACACCAAGCATAGACTGTTCAAAATCCATTGCCGCTTTTGTTGCAACGACAATTGGAGTAGCCATAGCTGCTGTATCTAACATTTGCATCCGTGTATCAGCCATATTCCGCTGCAACTCTTGATATCTTCTCTGTGCTTGTGATAGTTGTTCTTGGGCGTTCTTCACTTTTTCAAGTTGACTAGACAGGCGAGATTGAGCTACACGAAACTGGTCAGTTGAAAGAATTGCATTTCTATGATGTTTATCTAATTCCTTTAATGCTGACTTTAATTCAGATGTTTTATCTCGCAATCTGTCTAGCTGCGATCCTGCCGTTCCAAAAGATGATCGGAAGGAGCTCCCGACCTTACCAGATATATGAAAAATCATTTCTAATTGCTTTCTAGACACCGTTCGCCCCCTCCTCTGTAGGAACATCTTTAATCCATTGATCCAGCTCATCGATAGTGAGGTTTATCCAAAAATCCACAGGGGTAAAAAAAGCACTGGCGAGTTGCAGTGCTACTTTTCGGATTTCTCGCGCGCTTTCGAATCCATATTTAGTAAAAAAGTGTTACCTTACTCGTAATCTCTAAAAAATCAGGGCTTGCATCTTCTCTAACTCATCTGGAATAATCCCTGACAATCTTGATACTATTAACAGCTGTGATTCAATGTCATAAACACTGAATTGGCTATTTCGAGAGCGTAACTCTTTATCAATCGCTAAAATATCTCGTCCTGTTAAGTTTTCTAAATTCAATTCAAGCTGATCAATCAATTTCCCATCAACATTAATTGGCTTAGTTAGTTTAAAATTCATTATTTTCCCTCCTACATTCCTAAAGCTTTTCTAACACCGGCGAGATAATCAGTTCCATTCACTACATACTTGTAATTTAGCTTATCAAGTTCAACAACATTTCGTCCGTCAATATCGATTTTTATATATGTTGCTTCAATTTCTGTCGAGGCTTCATACGGACTGCCTTTTTCAAGCTTACCTGGTTCAACCTTTGTTGGTGTCCCTTGAATAAGCACTCGTACAGCTTCCATTACATATTTCCCTGTAGCAGCATCAAGTTTTTGAGTAGCGCCGCGACAATCAATTTTTCTTGAAACAGGGGCAAGAAGTTGGGATAAATCATAGTTAAATACTCGCCAATTCAGCGTAATCTTCATGCTTTGAAAATGTCCGATGTTTGGCGATTCGTATTCCCCTGCAATACCTGCACCCTTCACACTCTCCGTCATGTGTTCAAATGAGGGGAGGGTAATATCGACAACCCCTTTTAAATCGCTCGTTCCGTCCATATATACCCGAAAATCATTTAGTTTTTCAAAAACAACATTAACTGACATAAACACTCACCGCCTATTCAAATAACGTATTTAAGTAGTTCACATCAAATTCCAGCATAAACACTATATCCTCTGCAGGTACAGGAGGAGTCAAATAAACGTGAAAACGAACAATACCGTTTAATAAGTCTGTAATAGGGTTTTCATCTTTCTGAAATTCTACGCGTCCGCCAAGTAATGCTCCTCTTGCTGTGAGACCATTCAGCCAAATGTTTACGCTGTCAACAACTGTATCGATTAATCTTTTATTTGTTGGGTCATCAACTTTTTGCCAGAACGTCAGAATAATTGTGTTTCCGATCCAATTAAACATACGACGGATGGGATAAAAGTATCTTTAACATCCGTCACACCTGGATATGCCGCTGTTCGGTTACCCCATAATTTCCATCCACCGATAAAATTTAACGCAGTAACGATCCCCTCTCCATTTAGGTATGCTGCTTGATCTGGTCCTAATGCAACTTCTTTTCCATCATCATTTACTGCTCCGGTTGCCTGTATATTTTTGTTTGATGGGCTTACATATGGTAAGTCATCGTATTGTGCATCGACTTTACAAATTAGCCCAGCTGCTTGTGTTGGCAAATGATATACTTCTTCGCCCAGTTTCACCTTTGGCCAAAAAACAAGCTGCAAGGAATCTGTATAGTTGTTGTTATTTTTCCATGCCGGCACTTCAGAATAGTTTGCCACTTTACTGTCGACATCTACTAAAGAAATAGCTTTAAACAAGCCATTAATGTTTGCCGACTTTGCTTTCATTACAGCTGCAACAGCAGGATCGTGACTCCAACCTGGCGCAAGAATTTGACCAGGAATTAAACGGAATAAAGGAAATACACGATTAATAAGTTCCAATCCTGTGTATTCACCAGTAGTCGCATTTACACCGCCGATGATGTCGTATTTCGTAACCATGGTTGGATCAAGATAATCATAGTTAACAAATAGATTATTACTTACGACACTATTCATAAGAGTGATTAATACACGACCGTTCTCGTCATAGTTGACGATATAATCCCTATTTTGTTGTAAATTATCACCATCAGGTGTTAATTTAATGCTCAATGTACTCAATAAAACTCCATCTTGTTCAATACGCGCAACATTCCCGATCGTGTCAATAGTTTCTGTTTTGCTTCTTTTATGCTTGTTTGGATCTAGAACATTTATAAATACGACCGGTGCGACACTGAAAAGTTGAAAATGTGATTTCATAAACTCGCACAAAGTATATTTTCTCCAATCCTTTGCGTATCCGAGTGATTGGGCAGCTTCTTGATAGTTATAGGCTAAAACAGGCTTATTCACACACGTCATATCCGCTAAATGGATCGGTGCAGTGCCAATAACAACAGGTAGCCCAGCTGCCGCCCTAATCGGAGGAACGACAGAAGTAGGAACCTCTAAAATTCTAACTCCATGTCTATACATTAGTTACCAACCCTTTGTTATATTCCAAAACTTGTTGAAACCAAACATTTTCAGGAGTGCCAGTCGTTTTTATTGCTTCAAGCGTATCATTTAGTTTTTCGACAGGAACGATCAATTCCTTTATAATCGGACACGCTTTTAAATGTTTATCCAGATGCTTAGGCAAACCGTTCTGAAAAACGGTAAATTGATTTAGCATTGGCTTTGGGGATATTAGGACCACAATAAATGACAGGTGTGTCCACAACTTTTTTTGCTTTTTCTTTTTTTAAATCAGTGGACATGTTGTAACCCCTCCTCACTTTGTATAGATGGTGTCCGATATTTGACGATTGAATATGCAACCCACTCTGGAAAATGGTTGTTCTTCTGGGAAAACTGTTCGATAGCTGTCTTGAATCAATTCAAATGAGCTTAGCAACGGCTTTTTACACAATTCCACTTTTATCCTTGTTAAAACATTCACCACGTCACGCCAACAAACTTGAGGGTCATATCCATATGTTCCTGCAATGATATGAATTTCAACGATGTTTTGTCCCTGTTCAACTTTTTCTTCAACAAACCGAACAATAACGTGTGGAAAATCCGGATCATCTTGCTCCGATTTTCTTTTTCGGGTAAATATTGTGTTGTAACTTGAGGAGATTTTTGTCTTCCCTCTATGTTGCAATTCAGCGTGAATTCACTCACAATTTTTTCAATCTCTTCTTTCAACATATCGACTAAGTCAATAGAAGTTGTCATTATTCCTATCATCATTTACACTTCCTCTAACGCTCTTTTTATTTCATGTTCCAATCTTTTATCTAGCGTTTCTTGCACCTTTTCTTCCACGACAGTAATAACCTCTTCATTGCCAATCATCTGAGGAACAGATGGTCCATACTTAATATGTAGTGGATATCTACTTTTACCCACTCTTCTCAAAACATGCAATTTTCCAGCGCGCGACCCGATCGCCACAAAAGCATTAGGGAAATCTTTAAGACCTCCTGTTTTTTTCACTGCAACCCTTAACACTTTAGGCTTTGCTTCCTTGCTTAGACGGTGTATTGGAATTCTTGGCTCAACACGGAAATTTACTAATTCACGTCTTCGTCCCTTTACAATTACAGTAGCTGTTAGATCGTTTGAATTAGCTGGATATATTTTTATCGCATCCTGTACATCGCCGTATCTGATGTAATATCTTTTTCTCGCTTCCCGTGACATTTCAGTTTTCGCCTTATCCGCTGCACGGTTCAGGGCGCGAAGAGCCACTATTGGAACTTTTTCAGGAACGCGTTCTAATGCGTGCTCTAACCGAGCCATATCTTCCACCTTTATATCAAAGCTAAATCTACCCATAAGCCCACCTACGTTTCGTTTGCTGTTGCTGTAATTTTTAATACACCTGCATCTTCCAAGACAGATGTGACATAATAATTTTCTTGATCGACAGTAATTCTTTGTCCGATGACTGGTTTTCTATAGTCAGTTGATTTCACGTATATTGTTATCGTTGAATGAAAAATGCTGTTTCCGACAAGATGATATAACTCAACTGGCTCTCTTGGGCGCTCAACGAATTGGTCAACGTCAATAACTGACAAAACGTTTTCACCGTCTATAACGTGATATTCAGCAAATTCACTGATGTTAAAGAACGTTCCTAAATCACTATTCATAAAAGACTTTAGATTACTCATTGTCGTATTCTCCAAGTTTTCTATCAATAGTTTCAATTAACTGCTCTCGATCCATTTCGCTAGAGACCTGACAGTTTAATTCTAGTGCAAGGAACATGAGAGATTGTTCATCTAGCAACTCAATGTCAACCCCATTTTCTTTAGCATCCTCAAAAAGCAGGTCGCAAATTTCTGAGTTCTTCATTCTCGTATCTATTGCAACATCGACTTTTTTTGCATATGAAATTAATTCTGACCGTTTCATTGCTTCTAACGTTTTTCTGAATGCCCCCATTTGATCAATGCTTCCCGTGTTCTGTTTATCTTCTTTGGAGACGGTATGGCTCATATTTACAACTACCTTCTCTTCATGAAATACAGGTGAAATTTCAATCGCTTTCATCGACAGAAGTTCTTTTGCTTGAACATCAGAAAGCCCGGTGATGATGTCACCAGGCTCATAAATTCGATTATCCATTTTAATTCGCCAAACCGATCTGTACATCTTCACTTCCCCCTTACAGCACTGTTGCGACGTAAATACTGTCTACATGTTGCGGAACAGGGAGTGGTCGCGAAATCAATTGTACCCATCGTGTTGACGGATCTTTTTCTACCCATGAACGAGGGATACGAGGTAAATCCATCGTTCCCATCTCCATATCGATATATGCCCCATAAAGCATGTCAAATCGCGCTCTACTACTAGCAATTGTCACTGTTTTCTCTGGTACCATCGGCTTTTCTGTGCCATCATCGTCAATGTACCACTCGTCGTATGAGTAGATATTCAAACCTAATTCAGCAATTCGACCGATATATGTCACTCCGTTTGGCAATGCTTGAGGTCAATCTGCCCTGTTTCCACTAAGCGCAGATCAAGCATTTTTTGTACTTGTTCATTCCAGAGAAACGCATCGACGACTTCGCTAGAGAAAATCGCGATATCTGGCGTAATACCGGAGGCTTTAATGACATGCAATCGCCAACGTTTTAGATCAGCTAAAGGATTAGATGTTGATTCATTCCACTTGGCTCCTGATAGCAATGCCTCTTTATTCGTCAAATTGAAATCAATGACCTCATCCACTCCATCGCCTTTGACGTGAATTTGTCCTGTAAATAAGGCTTGTGCACACATCCATTCCTCACGACGAGTGATCATATCATCAAGCTCAGCTAAATCTTTTCCCAGTTGCTCAGCCGCACGTTCATCAGGTGAGACGCCAGAATAAAGTGGCTCACCTGCCAAACGCTTTTGCAAATGCTCCGCCGTCGTCGGCATTTTAGGATTGATTAACGGCGCTTTATACGTATTTGTGCGGTATCCTTCACGCTCTACAACCTTCCCCGAACGACGAGGATGCACGAACGGAGCCATACGACGCCGACCTTTCACGACGTCTACATCAACATATTCTGTATCGAATGTCCGTTGATTGTTGAAAAACGTGTCTTTCAGGAACGTTTTCGGCGGCTGCATCTGGCGAACTGCTTCAAGCATGGTACGAGTATTGTATAAATCAATCGGCATACTTTACTACCTCCCTATACACTTAAAGTCGACTTAATAAAAATACCGACGGCGCGCGCAGATGCTTTATAATCCGCTACGGTATCACCCTCGGCTACAGTCAATGCATTTTCGTTAAACTCTCCAGTTAAATAAACAGGTGCTAATACATCCCCATTGGTCGTATCAACATTTTCAGCAAGAACTGCATAAACCTTTTCGCTGCCGTCGCTAGCCGACTTGGATACGACTTTCGCCTTTCCTGTTGCTGTTACCAATCCTAAAAGAGTTCCCCTTGCTAACACCCCTTGACCGGAAGCCACCAACAAGGAATCATCCACCTTAGGCATGACGTGACCTCCAAAAAGATTATCCGGAATATAAACTTCGCTCATTATTTAACACCTCTCTTTTTGTTTGCAGCTTGTGCCATTGCGCTAATGACTTTGTTCGTCTCATCATCATTAACTTGTATTACAGGCTGATAATCAATTTGATTTAATGGAGCTGCATCTTGCATGGCGGCCACTAGGCGATTGGTTCCTGACGATTTCAATACATTGACGACCTTAATGGCCACTTGTTCTGCTGTTTCGCCTGTTTCGTACCGCGCTTGATTCAAAATCTCTTCGCATCCAGGCGCTTCAAGCTCCTGCAAGGCTTTGAAGCGTTCCCGCTCCGCCTTCACACCATCATTATATCCTTCTTGCTTCACGGCATTATAAATATCGGGATACTGTTTCGCTAAAATTTCTACCGTCAACTCCACCTGCTGATTCACCTCCTTTCCTGCGTTTGTATCGATGATCTTAGGCGCATTTTTAAAACTCGTTATGTCAAACGCCACTCCGTTCATCACCAACATTCCTCCTTTCATGGACGCCGCAACTGATTTTCGCTCGTCAATTTCATCAATCAATCCGTATTCCAGCGCTTCTTCCGCCGTCAACCATGTCTCTGCATCAAGCAATTCAATGAGCTTTTCACGTTCAATGTTTGACTTCTCTTGATACGCTGCGATAATCGACTCTCTAATTTTGTCTAAATCGTCAGCGATTCGTCGGAAATCGTTCGCATTCCCCCAGCCAATGGTCCACGGGTTGTGAATCATCATCATGGCATTGCGAGGCATAACAACTGTATCCCCAGCCATAGCAATAACGGACGCGATACTAGCTGCCAACCCATCGACATAAACTGTCACTTTTGCCTGATGGCTTCGTAGCAAACTATGGATGGCCTGCCCTGCAAAAACATCGCCTCCGCCGCTGTTAATTCGAACAGTCAGTTCTGAAATATCACCTAAAGCTTTAAGTTCTTCAGCGAATTGTTTGGGAGTGACCTCATCTCCCCACCAGCTATCCTCGCTAATCGGACCATATAACAGCAACTCGGCACTATTCTTCGTTTTCGACGCTCTGAACTCCCAAAATTTCTTGGCTTTCTGTGTCATTAAACAACAATCCTCCTTCTCTCATCATTTTCTCTTCCTTTGTTCTTTGTCGGACGATCATTTCGAAATCCGATCCGGTTAACTCCGTTGCCTCCCTAGATCTTGTAGAGAAGCCTTCTTGAACACGGATTTTTGCTGCGTTTACTTCTTTTAGAGGGTCGATTTGCCCTTGCGACGGTCCGTACCATTCAGCATTGGAATAGGCCGCACGCATAATCGGATCATCAAAAAAGCCAGGAGCTTGAATTCGCCCTTTGGCCACTGCTTCATATAAAAATTCATTATAGATAGGTTCGCAAAATTTCGAAATGAGCCACGATCGTCTCATTCGGAACATTTTCCATGCTTCAAGCAATGCCGCACGGCTGGCTGAATATGAAGCCGTAAAATGTTTAATTAGAACCTCATATGGAATTTCTAACGCTGCGCCAATTTGACGAGTCATCGACATAATAAAACTATCAAACGCTGTGTTTGGTCGAGACGGGTTGACTTCTTTCACATCTTCCCCCTCTCCCAACGCGATAATTGCTCCATTGCCAAGCTCGTAGCTATTTTCATCAGCTGTATCAATCTGTTGCTCTAACGGAACGACTTCACCAAGTGGTGCGTCTGGTGTCTTTGATGTAATAAACACCGTAAACATTCCGCTCACAACTGCTGCCATAAGCTCAGCCTCGCTGTATCTTGTGAGTTGTTTCAACGATTCAATGACTGGAGCAAGTACTGGAACACCCCTTCTCTGCCCCGGTCGCTCAAATTCCATGAGATGTAGCACGTTTCGTCTTCCCGTTCTCTCACCAAATGCGGGCACTCGAGCCCATTTGTTTTGGGCACTTTGTTTATCAAGAGGGTGCTTTTGCGCGATATAATAAGCAATTGGCGCTCCGAATTGATCGACTTCGATTCCCCCGCGAATATTTGGATTTGTCACTCCTGGTGGATTGCATACCCGATCCGCCTCAATCACGGCAATTTTTAGTGCATAAGGGTTTCCAGGACGTTCAATCATCGGCATAATGCAAAAAACGTCTCCTGACATCATCATTGATAAAAAAACAAGGGACTGCATCTCATAGAAGTCAAGCATTCGTCCAGCATCGCAATCTTTCGCCCAAAGCTGAAATTCCCTCTCAACATTCCGTTCCCACTCGTCTGCTTCTTCTTCAGTCATTCCTAAAAAATCAGCGTCAATCTGAGGATTCACACGCAAACCATAACCGACTACGTTTGTTCTTAGAGTTTTCAATGCTCCAGCAGCCAACGGACTCCCCATGTACAGGTCACGAGAGCGTTGTCGCAGTACGTCCAAGTTGTCAGTAATATCATCGTCTGGCTTCCGCCTTTATAATTCCATCCAATTAGCGACTTTTTGGATCTGCTAGCACCATGGTTGCTATATCCAGTATTCAACACCTTTAGCGTTCGCCTTGCTGCTTCACGTCGAACTGCTCGCTCCGGTGAAACGATTTCAACAACTTTATCGAACATTTTTTGAATCATAAATCGCGCGGTACGACCCTTAACACACGAGCACCGCTTCCCCTCCCTTTTTCGAGTCGTGCTACTTCGTTGCTCCAGAACTGTATACGCTTTGCGATTTCACCTAAATCGGCTCTAGTCAGTTCTCTCGTGCCAATTCTGTATCTCTGACCTGTTGAAACAGCCAACTCTGCATCCATCCACGCTCTCAGATGCTGTCGAGCTTCTTGTAGAGTCCATGCTCCCATCGTCCATCCCTCCCCTATAAACTGACTCCTCTGCTAATAAGCCTGCGACGTCGTGACTTCATTCCATCTGTCATCGGGCTATTTTGTTTGAAATAGTCTCCCTTCTTTTGTTGTGCGAGCATTTCTAAGTTGGGATTTAAAATTTCAAGTGCAGCTGTGGCGTAGTTTCGACAATCCAGAGGTTCATTTCTCGTTCCTGGGCGCTTCAACCACTCTAGTTTCGGCCGTCCTTTGTAATACCGTATTACCCTTTTTTCCGATGTTAAGCCGTCAAAATATCTCTGATCATACCCCTTTTCCGGCTCAATCGGAAAATGACAATAGCCTGCTTCACCGGGAAACTGAACTTTTAGGCGTGACAAAATCAATTCTTTTCCTGCATCGACACCAATCGTAAATAAAGGAACCCGCCGCCGATTCGTACGGGTAGCACGGCTCACGATTGGAATGCCCTCACCACCTTGGCCTTTGATCGCAAAAATTCTCCTATGTTCGCGTGGCTTCACGAAGTCATATACCTCGGTAGTGTAGTGCCCACCGGAGTCAATACAGACACAGGCAATACCAATCCCAGCACCATCAGCATACTTCCACGTTCGACTGAGATACTCGTCAAGCTGTTGCCATACAGCTGGTTGTCCAGGGTCTCCATAGATGGCTCGGTATTCGATCCCCATGACTCTTTTCCAACGCCCCATCCAACCACTTCTATTTCAAGACGGTCATCCTGTACGTCCACGCCAGCTGTCAGAAGCAACACACCGTCAGGGACTTCACAATTATACCGCTCGCGCCGATTAACAAGGTCATTAGATTCAACGCCATCGCCTTGTTCTTCCCACGCCTCGCCAAGAGTGGTGTTTACCCATGCTTTCAGCCGTTCAGGACCACCATTCTTCGCCTCTTTGAACTCAGTGATGATCGTTGACCACCTCTTCCATGGGCTTGCCAACTCATTCAGATGAAAACCTCGAACTTTGACATTTTCAACTTTAGCTACCCACTTCCCTTGACCAGACTTCCAAGCAAATTCATCGTGTCGTGCACCACAGTGAATACATTCCATCGTCACATCGTCAAAACGAATCTGTGCCCATGCTAATGGTTGGTGCTTTCCGCACGTCGGACATGGTAAACACCATTCTTCCTGTGTGCTATTCAAAAAAGCCGCTTCAATGCGGCTTACTCCCTTGATAGTTGGCGTGCTCACATATATCTTTTTACGATTGAAAAAGGTGGTCGTCCGTTTTTCCGCCAGCGTCAACGGATCTCCTTCCGCACCGGCGCTCGCTGGAAAACGGTCTACCTCATCCGCCAACAAGATCCGTATCGGACGGCTTGCCAATCCAGATGGAGAGTTTGCTCCTACCATGGTGATGTGTCCACCTGGGAACGTTTTATGTAGCACAGTGTTTCCGCTATCTCGACTTCTAGCATCCGCCACCTTCCCTCGAAGTGCTGGTGTATCGCGCAACATCGGAGCGAGTCGGTCTTTGGAAAACGCCTGCGCCATCTGTAACGTCGGTTGCATGACCATAATAGGTGCCGGATCATAGTCGATGTGATATCCAATGATATTAAGTAGAATCTCTGTTTTTCCAACTTGTGCACTTGTCATGACTACAACCGTCTCAACAGCTGGGTCGTTGATTGCATCCATAATCTCGCGTTGATAGGGCGCTCGATCCGTTCTCCATTGTCCAGGTTCAGCCGATGACTCCGATGATAGACGTCTGTATAGATCAGCCATTCGGAAACTGTCAATTCTGGAGGAGGTGCGACGACTTGGGCAATTTCTTTAAATAAATACCCAGTGTCATTTCTTCGCTTTTGTACGGCCATTGCGCCGCTTCTCCTTTTCTGTCGTGTCCTCTTCAGTACCCTCGTCGCCTTCCTCCTCCGCTTCATCCATATCAATCGCTAGCTTATCCTTGCTCTGCGCATAAAAAACGTGCGGATCATACTCGGATAGCTCTTGTAATGCCTCATATACTTCTTTTTTATGATATCTTGCACAACAGCTAAATCCGTTTGCGCAAGAAGCCTTGGTGCTGTTTTACTCGGGATTGCCAGCACACGGGCTCGAAACGCTCCCAACATATCGTTCATTACACGCCGAACATCTTCAGAACGATGCAACTCTCCACGCATAATTTGCAATTCCAACTCCACTTTTTGGCGGTTTGCTCTTGTGAGAAGGGTTTTTTCTTTGGTTAGGTCTAGCTCTTCTTCTGTTTTTTCAGCCTGTTCTTTGATGAATGAAATGTACCTTTGTACTGATGCTTTTAGGTCGTATTTTCCTCGGCTAAGTTTCACTAGCGCCTCTTCTTTTTCTAACTGGCGGATACGCCGATCGCTCAACCCGAAAATTTCCGCAATTTCAGCCGTCGAAACCACCACTGTTTTTCCTTTCAACCCCTGTTCTGACAAGAGTTTCACCACCTTTCACGACAATCAGAGCGAATATGTTAAGAATATGTTAATCGGAAACGGAAATGGACTCCGCCACCCTGTCGCTAGCCGTTTTTCGGGGCTCGCACGACCCGCACCTTAAAGTTATCCACAAGGACCCGTCTGTTATCCACAAAAAAATCGAGTAGGAGGAGGTGATTAACCTCCGTCCTCTCACACCACCGTACGTACGGTTCCGTATACGGCGGTTCAATCAAGATAAGTGACGCAAGAATTCGTAACGTTCTTGTAGACTTTTGAGCCCTTGGTCATTCCAGTAGGAGTTTCCAAGGGTTTTGTGTAAGATGGGGCTATTTGAAATACGCCAGTACCCTTTCCGACTATTTCCCCATTCATAGGCTTTCCACGAAGGAACTCCCAATTTGATCAAGTTTCGCACCCTTGTTTTTGGTGTTTTCCAATTCTTCCACAAGCACATGCGAATCTTCGACGAATCCATCCATCTAGTTTCCGAAAGGTTGATTTCGTATCCGCCAGCGCAAAGTATCCACACCAACCTAGTACATACTGATTCAGTTTCTGAATTCGATATTCCATTGGATATGGCATCTTTCTCGAGGTGATTTCTCGTACTTTCTTCTTCATTCGTTTGAGACTTTCTTTTGCTACTCGGATTTTTGGTTCTTCGGCATCGATAAAGCTAAATCCAAGAAATTTCCGTTTCCATGGACGGTCTACTGCCGACTTTTTCTCATTCACTTTCAAGCGGAGTTTGCGTTCAATGAATCGTTGAACGCTTGCCATTGTTCGTTCTCCTGCTCTTTTTGATTTTACGTAAATGTTACAGTCGTCTGCGTAACGAACGAATTTATGTCCTCTCTTTTCTAATTCTTTGTCCAACTCGTCAAGAACGATGTTTGAAAGGAGCGGACTTAATGGACCACCTTGTGGTGTCCCTTTTTCTGTACTTGAAACCACTCCATGAATCATGACACCCGACTGCAGGTATTTGCGGATTAATTTCAATAACGGTTTATCTTGGATTCTTTTCGCCAATGTACTCATGAGTCTGTCGTGGTTGACCTGATCAAAGAACTTTTCTAAATCAATGTCTACAACCCATCGGTATCCCTCTTTGATATATCCTTGTGCTTTCCTCACTGCATCATGGGCGCTTCGATTTGGGCGAAAGCCATAGCTATGTTCGGAAAACATGGGGTCATATATCTTCGACAATACTTGGGCAATCGCCTGTTGAATCAAACGGTCTGTCACGGTTGGGATACCTAGTAACCGAACGCCGCCATCAGGTTTCGGGATTTCGACTCTTCGGACAGGCATCGGTTCATAGGTACCTTCGAGAATCGCCTCTTTGATGGTCAGCCAATTTTCGACGATGTGCGTTCGTAGGTTTTGTACGGGCATCATATCTACTCCATGGCTTCCTTTATTCTGTTCTACTCGTTTCAATGCGAGAAGCATGTTCTCCCGTGACAGATGTAAATTTGCAAATTATTTGTTTTGCACATTAGCTAATTATTTCGGATTGGAATATACTTACAAAATCAGAAGCACAGGCTTTACATGGAGT